AGGCGCGATGCACAGGCCTGTCAGGTAGCGCCTCCAACGTGGCGTCAATGCGCCCTTCATTGCGGATTGCCAGCATTTCGCGGGCGTAGAACGCGCCGAGGATGGCGGCGTTGAAGTCGCACAAATACTCTTGGTTGTAGAGCGAATAGCCCATATCTTCGCCATACAGGCCAACATATTCCGCCAGCGCCTCGGCCCGGTCTTCTGCCGATAGTGCGCCCGTGTCCTCCACGCTCAGAAGTTCACGAAACCAGTTTGGCCCGGTCGCGTTGTCAAACATCGTCTTTGCGTGGTTCCTGCCCCGTGGCGTGGTAATGAACGCCGCAAAGCCTTTCGTCTCGCGGATCATGGGCTGGTGATAGGCCCAAGCGGCAGGGTTGGACAGCGCCCATTCCGAATAGCCGATGCCCTTGGGACCTGAACCCACGGTGCTGTCATAGCGATCTGACCCGATCAGCTGGAACGTGGCCCCGTTCTTCAGTTCGATGAACATGTCATCGTCCTGCATCCGCTTGATGATGGCCTGCGGGAACGCCTCGAAGATGCGTCTCTTTCCGGTGTTGCCGTTCACGCCGTTCCAGATCGCCTTGCGCGCTTGCTTCTGTTCTGGAAAGCAATGCCAGTAGGTGCCTGGGTCTTTGAGTGCCAGCGTCCTCATGGCGTCCAGCAGCACGTCATCCTTGCCAGCGCGGCGGTGCCATATCGCAATCAGGCGGTCGTGGGTGCGTTCGACCAAGGCGCGGTGGAAAGCCTGCTGATACCAGCGGACGTTGTAGACGTATTCAACCATCCTTGGTGTGGTAGACGGTCTTGAAGATGATCTCGCCTTCGGGGCCTGTGCCCTCATGGGTGATCTTGTCGCCGTATTTCTTCGGCTGCATTCGGGCAAGCGCCCATTTGCGCGCGTCCACCCGCAAAGCAGAGCGGCGCAAGGCTTCGCCGTTCTCGACCCAGACGGTTTCATCGCCTTGGCGCTTCTCCATCCAGTCGTTCCGGCCATCGTCGGCAATGTCGAAAATCTCGTCAAAGACGTGATCGGCGCGGACTTCGCACGCGCGCGCGTATCTGTCCGAAAGCGTCTTGTCGTTTGCCATCCACAGATGCACGGTTGATCGTGCTGGCGTTCCTTCGCTCTCACAGATTTGCTTGAGGCTTTCACCGGCCATGATGCGCTCAAGGATAGCCGCGAAGGCTTCCTCATTATGCCTCGGCGCATCGGTATCGTTTGCCATGCCGCGCAATCTAGCCTTTCGTGGTGGGTTGGTCAAGTTGCCGGGGCTGTCCGCTGTTTTCCTTGATGACTGCCAACATGAACGACTTAGCGAAGTCAGCCATATCACGCGGCACCCACACCTCGACGCGGACGAGGCCAGCATCGCGCTTGGCCTGCCGCTCCTTGGCTTTCCGTTCGTTGGCGGGGGTCATGCGCGGGCCTTTCGTGTGGTTGGGCGGCTATACGCCCGGATATCCGGCTTTCGGCGATCAACCCGAAAGAACCTGTAGGCATTCAGGTTAGGGGGTGCGCATCGTTGAGAGGCGTTCCCGGAAGTCATGCTGCAACCGCGCTTGGCATCCAGCCTGACACGCCACTGATCCATTCTTCTAATTCTTCCGTTCCATCCGCGCGCTTCCATTCGTGGCACTGGAACCAGCTTAGCCCGTCGCACCGTTGCCAAATGCGGTAGGCCACAAACCCGCCGTGCGGCAAGGATGGATACCATGGGCCATCCTTGCAAGGCGTCCACTCGCCAACTTTGGTTTGCGCCGCTTTCACCTCAGTTCACCGAAGCGGGGGCTGCGTGAGTGGCGGCAGGAACGGCGGCCCGATACTTCGGCTTGCCCATCCCGTCGATCCCGCTTTGCTCGATCAGGCCCCGAGCTTTTGCAACGCGGATGGCTGCCGAAACGCTAGCGTCAATCCCGAACCCACGCTGAAAGAACATCGGGATGATTTCGTATCCAGCGCGGGCGGCGGCGAGGATCTCTGCAAGCTTGGCTTCGGTCTTGGCGTTCATGTCAGTCACTCCGGTTTGGTTTCTCTATGTCCTCAATATGCCCTGTGTGACCGGACACGTCAACACCTATTTGCGTCCGGTCACAAAATAGTTGCCGGGCCTCACCGCCGAAGCTAACGGCTTGCCCGGCGTTGCGGCGATAGGGCAACCAGCCCGGCTCCATCCGCATGACCGCTGCCTACCCGGCAGTCAGGGTGTCTTCGCCCACCTTGGCGTTCCCTTGAAGCCTGGCTGTCGCCCAAGCCCGATGTTATCCTGCGTTCCGCGCTTGAAAGCCCTGCGGACGGTGGCTGCGTCTACGCCCAACGATTTTGCAGCGGCTGCAATGGTCGCATAGACGACGCCCCGAATCGGCGGCAGTGCGGGCGGCTTATCGGGGCTATCCGCCCGCTCCCAGACATACATCCGCTGTATCCGTTCCCGCTTGACCGCGCCTTCGTCCAGTGCCCGCAGCATCAGGTGGGCAACGGTAGACAAGGGGATTCCGGTGGCCGTGGCAAGGTCCTGGTTGGTCATTGGGCGGGTCAGAGCGGCGACAAGCTGGCCGATGGTTTCCTTGGTGCGCTCGCGCCTAGCATCCAAGGATTTATCCAGCGCAGTGACGGGCCGGTAAATCTCCAGGCTCATGCGGTGGGTTGCGGATTCCAGTTTGGCAAGTTCCGCCATGCTGGGAACCCGCCCGAACCGCGCAATCAGCTTTTCGCGGTAGGTCTCGTTTTGCGGCTTGGGCGGCATCACGGGGCGGATGCAAACGGTGTGGTATTCGATCATAGGTCCATGGCCTCTTGTGTTGGTTGCGGGAGGGTTTCCGGTATCAGCAGGTCGGGCTGGCGGGCGGCTTCGTCCACACGGCGACAGGCCCGGTCAAAAGCTTCTGGGTCGATTTCAATTCCGGTGCAGCGTCGGCCCATCTTTTCGCAGGCTACTGCGGTCGTTCCGCCGCCTAGAAACGGGTCAAGCACAGTTTGGCCAAAGCGGGTGTAGTCATCGATCACCTGCATCATCAGCGGCAGTGGCTTCCCGCCCATCCGCTGCTTGTCCGCCCATCCTTCGCCAGCGATGTATCCACCCCGCAAGGTTCCCCAGCGCATCTGCGCCGCAGTGCGCGAGACGATAATCCAGTCTGTCCAGCTTGAAGGGCCATCGCCTGAAAGCCGCACACTGCGGCCCGGCTGGTGAAACGGCAGCGGGGCAAAGACATACCGCCCGGCACCTTCCAGAGCCTTCGCAATGACTGGCGCAAGCGTGTGATCCGTCATCCACACGGTCCATCCGCTGCACAACCCGGCAAACCGCTCGGCAAGATCCGCCGCCGCGTCTTTCGTTAGCGCTCCATATCCAAGCGTTGCCCGTTTCGCGCCATCCCTGCCTTCCAGCGCACCTGCGTCATGGCCCTTGTGCGTCCGCTCGGAAAACGGCGGGTCCGTCACCACGGCATCAAACCGCCCCAGCGTCGGCATCACCGCGAGGCAATCCCCCAACAGCAGCCGCTGGTTGCCTATGCGCTCCTCTCTCAAGATTGCCATATGGTCCCTCCCGTCTCCCTGGTGAAAGGCGCGCGGCTGTGGGGGGAGGAACCCACGCCCTGCCGGGCTGCCGCGCTGTGGTGATATTGGCATGGGGTGCCATGCCGGTCAAGAAAAATCTTTACAACAATACCGCCTAATTTCGTGGACACCATCTGCCGCAAAAATCGGTAGCCGCTAACGTGCTGTTCTGTATACTATATATAAGAGAAGTCCCCCTCTCTCTAGTATATACTCATTTTCTTCGGGGTGGTGTTTCTGTCCTTCTTTTTGGGACTCCCCATCTTGGGGTCTTCTGGCATATCTGCCCACTGTCCCCGTAAATGAATTCCGTTAATCACAAGCCATTGTAAAGGCTATCAAAAATCCAGGTTTATTTAATTTTGGCCGACCTGGATGAAATGGCATATTGCATTTGTGCGAACATTGTGCAAGATTGTGCTGACAATGCGCAATCACAAGGATGCAACGCCATGAACAAGCCGTTTCCAAGCTTTTCAATTCTGAACCCGACAGCGATCACGCCAGAGAACACAAGGAACGAACTACTGAAGCGGTTGCGGCAGGCGGGTAAGCCGATCACGGTCAGGGATATGGCTGAGAGAAGCCATTACCTGAAGAAGACGGGCATGGTCCGGTCATACAAAGCCATGGAATCCCTCTACAATGACGGGATTGTGGACTTCGTTTATGAAAACGAAGGAAAGCGCGGCAGACCGCGCTATGCCTTCTGGATCAAGGACTGATCCTATTCAGGCGCGAACCACGCGAACCTGGGCCTGCCACGCTGCCCCTCGGACGTGTTGCGGCACTGTATGCCCCGGTCCTCAACCAGCACGTCCAGCACGTCCTTGCGCTTGCGCGGATCGAGGTTTGCGAACGCTCTGACCCCTTCTGACAGATCACGCACCGTCACGCCCTTGAGGCCTGCCGCTTCGATCTTGGCAAAGACAGCCTTGCAGGCGGCTTCAAAGGGACCATCTGCCATGGTGCGCCGGAGCGCACCCACCGTGCGCATCGTGTAGAATGTGGCGTAGTCCATGCCCCATTGCAGGGATGACGCGCTGATGGCTTCATCCTCTCGGGACCGGGCCACAATGAGGGCAAGGCGCTGGGCGATCTCCTTGGTGCGCCCGAACATCGCTTCCATGCCCCATCGTTCGTATTCGTCCATGTGCTTCAGCATTGCCTTGTCGCAGTCGATCAGCATGGGGATGCACTCAGGCGCGAATGGAATCGTCACGGGTGGGGGTGGCACGTCATGGGTATCCCCCGGCATGGTCCCGTCGCGGGCGCTGGCGCATGACTTGGCCCAATCCGACAGTTGCGCGCTTGGGTCGATCAACTTGACCGGCCTGCCCACCTGCCGCCCGATCAGGCTTTCCACGATCAGGAACCGCCCAAGGAAGCCGTCCGTCACATAGCGGCTGGAAAGATTGTCATAGAGCGTTGACGGTGTTGTCATCGCCATGAAAGTCAGGCCGGGCCGTCGCACGACCTTGTCAAACTCGCTCGCCTGCTTGGCTGTCATGCCCATCTTGGAAAACCCTTGCGGGCGCAAGGTAGACGACTGCCGACCGAAAACTTCCATAAGGATCGTCTGAGCATCAACCTTGTGCTGGTTTCCCTGGGCTTGTGCCGACTGCAAGACCCGGCCCAATTCGTCCACGACAGCCACATGGCAGGGCTGTTGCACCAAAGCGCTGAAGACCCCGCTGGCGCTGGTGTAACCGCTTGGGCCGATCAGGTGATCAAGGCCGGACGATTCCAGCATCTTCTCAAGGGCAAACTTGGCATGTTCCTTTCCGGTTGCCGACTTGCCCACGTTCACGAAGTAGAGGCCTGAATAGTTGTCCTGATCCGTGCGCCAGCGCCGCCCCATGACGACAGAAGCAAAGGCCATGGCTGTCTGCACCGCGAACTGCGGCTGTTCCTTCGGGGCTGTGGTGTTGTAGAAGTTGACCGCGTCCTGAAGCCGTCCGGGGATGGAAAGCAGGTGTTCCGGGATATTGGACAGAGGGGCGTCCGGCGTCTTGACCTTGCGGCTGGGCAGGATCGAGGCCGCGACCTTGGCCCCGTGGGCTATGGCTTCAGGGTCATATTCGTGCTGCGGTTCTGACGACACGTCCAGAAAACCAGCTGCATCCCTAACAGCCTTGGTCACGTCTCCAATATGCTCATATTGGCACCACAAATCGAATGCGTCGAAGGTATGGGCGCTGTCGAACGGGTCGCTGGCGTGGTGGCTGTAAGCCTTGCCGCCGTCGAACAGGACAACCCCGGCCAACCCGCTTGAACTGTTCGGGCTGAGATACCGATTGCGGGCAGTGGGCTTGTAACCGAAGCGCACCAGCAATTCGTGCATGTCGTGGGCATCATTGAAGGCGTCGATCACACTGGCGCTTTCCGTAGCGCGGCGGGGCTTGGGCGGTGGGGTGAATTCCCGCTTGGCCTTCCACGGGCAGATGTCCTGCATCTGCGGGCGAAACCTGTCCCATTCCTGCCACAAGGTCAGGATCGGGGCGGGCAGGGGGGGCAACCCGGCAAACACATCCTGACCGGCCCATGTATATGGCCGTCCTGTGTCGGGGTGAACAGACGGCGGCAGCACGTCCTGGACCGATCCGGCGCGCAACTCAAAGACAACTTCCGTCTTGCGTGGGTCGGCTTCTGTTGGCCAGCTTATCTTGTGGGTGATAAGCCCCTCGGGCGCGGCAAACAGAAGCTTGCCCCGGTCGGGACGCCCGACAATGCGCGGGGCCGAGGCCATCAGCGCGTCGAAGTCGATGCCGAAGTCTTCAAATATCAGGCGGGTGTTTTCCACATGGTCGATGTCGATTGCACAGGTGCGCGACGGGCCGTGCAGCAGGCCCATGTTGTGCGACGGGTTAGCCTCGAAGTAATCCCGCGCTTGCCCCGGATCGGACAGCGCCCGCTCGGGCTTCTGCCAGCCAAACTGCGTCGGCCCCTTGGTTCCGGCGGGGATGGCAACAAGATACCAACCCAAGCGGGCACAATAAGCCTCGCCCCAATCTGCCGGGGTCATTCCTGTGTCGCCCCCTTGAGGTAGTCGGACAGCTTGCGCCAAGTGGTGACGCTGATGGCCTCGTCACCATCGGCGATTCGCTTGACCGTGGGATGGGTCAAGCCCGCCCTTTCGGCCACGACAGTCAAGCGCCGATCCTTCAGCAAGTCCCGGATTGTGGCAAGGGGTAGAAGGTCCATGTCTATTTTCCCTTTCATGGGGTAAAGATTTTTCTTGACCATACCGATCTGCATTCTTATGGTCAAGCGTGTTGGATGAGATGAAAAGGAGTGCCCCATGGGGGACAATGTCGAAGCCCTGGCGCAGGGCTGGCTTGATGCCAAGCGCGCCGAAACCCAAGCAAACGAGTTGCGACTGAAGATCGAAGCGCAGATTTGTGCGGCGCTTGAAGTCCGCGATGAAGGGGCAATCACTCACAAGCTGGAAGGCTTCAAGGTGACGCTCACGCAGCCCATAACCCGCAAGGCTGACGAGGCTGCATGGGCTGCTGTTGTCCACAAGGTTCCAGCCGATCTTGCCCCGGTCAAGACCAAGATCGAGGCCGATGTGACGGGTATGAAGTGGCTGCAAGAGAACAAGCCTGCGATCTGGAACAAGATCGCCAGCGCGTTCACCACGAAGCCCGGCAAGGTTGCCGTGAAGGTCGAGGTGGTGTGATGGCAATCAACCTCTCAGCCCTGTCCCGGCCCAAGGCGGACCGGCCCATCATCTGCACCCTGTTCGGGGAAGGCGGCATGGGCAAGACCACGCTGGCCGCGATGTTCCCGAAACCGGTCTTCATCAGGACGGAAGACGGCACGGCCAGCCTTGTCGGGAATGAGGATGTCAGCCTGTTCCCGGTGGCGCAGACTTATCAGGACGTGCTGGACGCAATCGAAGCCCTTGCCACGCAAGAGCACGATTACAAGACGGTCGTTCTGGACAGCATAACCCAGCTTGCCACGCTGATCGAGGCGGAAATCGTGGCGGCAGACCCCAAGGCCAAGTCCATCAATCAGGCGGGCGGGGGATACGGCGCGGGATACAACACTGCTGCCGAACGCCATCGCCAGGTCCGGGAATGGATGGGGGCGCTGGCCTATGAGCAGGGCATGAACGTGGTGTTCATCGGCCATGCCGACACCGAAACGCTGGACCTGCCGGATATGGATGCCTTCGGGCGGTATACCGTGCGGATGCACAAGAAGTCTCTGCCGCACTATACCGACAATGTGGACCTTGTGGCGTTCATCCGCCTCAAGACGTTCACGCGAGGCGACGGCGACAAGAAGCGCGCGATCAGCACCGGGGAGCGGGAAATCATCTGCTACCCCCAAGCGTCCAGCGTCACGAAGAACCGCTTCGGCGTGACCCAACCCATCGCCTTCACCTTTGACGGCGGCAACCCCTTCAATGAATTCGTAGCGAAGTAAGGAGAAAGAAACATGATGGACCTCGGTGGCTTTGATGCCAACACAGTCGAACCCAATGCCCCCCGCGAAGTGCTGCCTGCGGGGTGGTATAAGTGCGTCTTCACCAAGTCGGAAGAAAAGCCGACAAAGGCGCAGACCGGCAGCTATTTGCAGATGAACGCCGAAATCATCGAAGGCGAGCATCAGGGCAAGTCGCTGACCGAGCGGTTGAACCTGAACAACCCGAACGTGACGGCGGTCGAGATTGCCCAGCGCACCCTGTCCGCGATCTGCCGGGCCGTGGGAGTCATGACCCCGCGCAACAGCGACGAGTTGCACGACAAGCCGCTGATGGTGAAGGTCAAGGTCAAGGCCGCACAAGGTGACTATGGCGCAAGCAATGAAATCGAGGGCTACTCCGAGGTCTCAGGCGGCGCGCCCAAGACCGAAGCCAAGGCTGGCGGGTCAACGCCCCCGTGGAAGCGCGGCAAGTAGTCTATTCAGAAGTCCGGCCCTGAGGGGCCGGATCACTGAGTGGAGTAGGAAGCGCAATGGAACTGTATGAAAAGACAGCCGAGCATCGGCAGAATAACGAACAATTTCGCACGATGATGGCGAGATATAGCTGGATGCGGCCATTTCAGCCGTCTTCAACCAAAGCCCCATGGCACATTCAGGTAAAACTGACAACGCGCATCGGATACGAGTTTTACCTTAATTTTTGGCCCCATCTTGCCAAGGCGCAGATGGAGGGTGAAAAATCCGTTGAAGGGTGGGACGAAATCAGAGCGATGATCTCGCGCGCCATTGATGCGTGTGATGATGGCGGCAAAGATGACTTTGAGGTAATTGAATAATGGACCTCGATAAATACGCGAAGTTACCAACGGTAACTGCGATCTTTGATCACTATGAAAAGACGAGAAAGAACGGCAACCGCCCGCATCTGGGCGGCAGCCAGATCGGCAAGGATTGCGACAGGGCGATCTGGTATTCGTTCCGGTGGGCTTGGGCCGAACCGATTGAGGGACGCATTTGCCGCCTGTTCGAGACGGGCGACCTTGAGGAAACCCGCTTGATAAAGAACCTGCGCGATGTGGGTTGCACTGTCTGGGATCGTGACCCCGAAACGGGGCGGCAAGTCCACTTTACCGCCCATGGCGGTCACTTCGGGATCAGCCTGGACGGTGTGATTGAGGGGCTGCGGGAAAGCGCACAGCCGCATGTCCTTGAATTCAAGACCATGAACGACAAGAATTTCAAGGCATGTTCCGCCCGTGGCGTTGAATTGACCCAGCCCGTCTATTGGGTGCAGGTGCAGGTTGGAATGCACTTGTCCGGGCTGAAGCGGGCGCTGTTCATGGCTGTCAACAAGAACACCGATGAAATCTATGGCGAACGGATCAAGTATGACGAGGCCGTGGCGCTGAAGGCTATGGCACGGGCCGAGTCCATCATTTTTTCCGATACGCCACCGGGCAAGATCGGGCCGGATGAAAGCTTCTGGGGCTGCAAGTTTTGCAGCTTTGTGAATGTCTGTCATCGGGGGCAGTTGCCGGACGTGAATTGCCGGACTTGCGCCCATTCGACGGCGGAACAGGACGGGACTTGGTCCTGCGCCCGGCACGGCGAAACAGCGCCGGGGCAACTTGGCTGCGATGACCATATCTGGAATAACCACATCATGCCGTGGGAAGTTTCGGACGCGGGCGACGACTGGATTGAATACACCACGGAGCACGGTGAAGTGATCCGCAATCATCCTGGCACCAGCAAGGAGTTGAAAGCCCGTGGCGTTTGAACTTCGCGACTACCAGAAAAAGGCGGTGGACGCTCTTTACGACTATTGGGCGCAAGGCAAGGGCGAGAACCCCTTGATCGTGGCCCCGACCGGATCGGGCAAGACGGCCATCATCGCCCAGATCGTGCGGGACGCCATGTCATTCCCCGGCACTCGGGTCTTGATCGTAACCCACGTCAAGGAACTGCTGACCCAAGGGGCGAAGGGGTTGCTGTCGCTTTATCCTGAAGCCGATATAGGCTTCTACAGCGCCAGCATCGGGCAGAAGCGGCTGGACAAGCCAATCACCTTCGCGGGGATCCAGAGCGTGTGGCGGCGGGCCTATGACATTGTTCCGGCCCCTGATCTGGTGCTGATAGACGAAGCCCACATGCTGCCCAAGAACGCGGAAACCCGGTATGGGCAATTCATGTCAGACCTTCGGGTCTGCAACAGCGCGGTCAAGATCGTTGGCTTGACAGCCACGCCTTACCGGCTGGACAGCGGAATGCTCCATGAAGGCGAAGGCGCAATCTTTGACGGCATTGCCCACGACATTCCCATAGCGATGCTGATGGAGCAGGGCTACCTGTCCACAGTGATCAGCAAGGGCGGCGTCAAGCAGATCGACCTGAGCAACGTGCACATGCGGGGCGGGGAATTCATCGAAAGCGAACTTGCAACCGCCGCTAGTGATCCTGAACTGGTCAAGGCCACGGTTGCCGAGATTGTTTCACTTGGCAAGGATCGGAAGTCATGGCTGATCTTCGGGTCGGGCGTCAACCATGCCGAGATGCTGGAGGCCGAGTTTCGCAACCACGGCATCGGCTGCGCCGTAGTGACGGGCGCGGACGGGATGAAGGATAGGGACGTGCGGGTTGATGCCTTCAAGCGCGGGACGCTGCGCTGCCTGATCAATGTGAATGTCCTGACTACGGGCTTCGATGCCCCTGGCGTTGACCTAGTGGCCCTTGTCCGCGCCACGGCCAGCACGGGGCTATATGTGCAGATGGTGGGGCGCGGGACGCGCACTGCTCCCGGCAAAACCGACTGCCTGATCCTGGACTATGGCCAGAACGTCGCGCGGCACGGCTTCATTGATCAGGTGAAACCGAAGAAACAAAAGTCAGGCGAAGGTGTGGCCCCGACCAAGACCTGCCCAAATTGCCAGACGATCAACCACGCGGCGGTGCGGAACTGCATCGAGTGTGACTTTGAGTTTCCGGTTCCGGAATTCAACCACGCGGCCCGATCCTATGATGGGGCTATCCTGTCCAATCAGGTGCAGTCGGAATGGGTCGAGGTTGACAGTGTGGCCTATCAGCTTTGGAAAAAAGAAGGCAAGCCGGACAGCATCCGCGTGACCTACCACTGCGGCATGGTGACGATCAGTGAATGGCTTTGTCCAGACCATGGCGGGTATGCCGCCAGCCGCTACCATGCCCGTATGAAGGTCTTGGGGGCGACCGGTATGACCACCGTGGCCGCGCTGGGCGAGTGCACGATGTGGAACTGGCCGAGCCGGATCAAGATCAAGCCCAACGGCAAATTCCATGACATTGTCCAGTTGGATTATCGCCCTTCCGAAAAGAAAGAGGCTCAATTCTATGACGAAGAATCCATCCCCTTCTGAGCACAACGAACAGGCCGGGCTGGTCGCATGGTTCCGGTCGAAGTTCCCCGGCGTTCTGATCTATGCCGTCCCCAACGGGGAACACCGCGCCATAAGCGCGGCCAAGCGATTGAAGGCAGAAGGAGTTGTTCCTGGCGTTCCTGACCTTCACATTCCCGCGTGGAATCTGTGGGTCGAAATGAAGCGGGCAGACGGCGGAAGGCTGTCCCGTGAGCAATCCAATATGATCTGTTATCTAGAAGGCATCGGTCACAAGGTGGTAGTCGGACGCGGGGCTAAGGATGCTTCGCGGCAAATACTTGAGCATCTGAACCAGTAGCCTCCAACTTCCTCAACGCCTCAATCCGCATCAACAGCGCCATGTATGTCGCGCTGTCCATCTCGCCCAGACTGGCCCGCAGCGCGTGGCACTCGGCCACTGTGGCGCAGCGGCGGATGGCTTCGGCGGGGGTCATTGGGGCACACTTCTGGCGATGCCGAGAAGCAGATCGCGAAACTCGGGCGGGGTGCCGATGCGGTGGTGGTTGTCCTTGCCGCCACCCTTGAACGCCAGCTCTCCGGCGCGCTTGCACTTGGCCAGGCCGTAGCGGTCGATGGCCCATTGCGGGAAGGTGGGTTCTGACTTGCCCCAGCGCAGGTCGGGCAACTGGCGCTTCTCAAGCCCATAGACCAGAAGCCATGTCGGCTTGCGGGCATAGTGGCCGTATTGGCCTTGCTCTACGCAGCAGGTCCAGCCGCCGCGATGCCCGTCCGGCACGTAGCCATAGACATCGGCGGGCACCCACTGGCCTTCACGCGGCGGCTTACGCAGCCCGAAGTGCGCCCACGCGTGGCTGCCCTCGGGATGTTCTAGAACGCCGCCCCATTCCCGGACAGCGGCCAGCGCAGCGGCAAAGCAACCGCCGTCATCGCCCTTGACCTTGCGTTCCCCGGTGCGGGCAATCCACAGCGGCTGACCGGCCCAGAACTTGCCCCACCGCTGGCAGGGCGGATGCGCCACGACAGGCCACGGCCCGGCATACTGGCGGGCGTCTCTGGCTTCGTCCCATGGGTCAACGCCGGGCAGACCGTAGTAGCTTCCGCCAGTTTCGACAAACAGCGCGGCGATCATTTCACGGCCTCGTCCATCGCCTTGCAAACGGCGTCCATCTTCTCCGCAGGCACCCACCGCTGCACCAGCACAAGCCCCTTGGCCTTCTGGCGGTCGCGGTAGGATGCCTGATGCTTGGCGTTGTCCTTGTGGCTCATGCTCCGTAGGCCTTGGCATAGGCGCGATACAACGCGCGGGCGTCATCGGTCAGACGGGCAAAGGGGCTATCGGCGAACTTGCGGAACGTCTTGCCGCGCTGCTTGGCCGCCATTTCGCGGTCTGCTTGCAGCAACACGCCCCGCGCTTCGGCTTCGGTCATCAGGTGCATCGCGTGGCAATGGCGATCCGCGACGGGGCCGGTCAGGATGTCTTGAAGGGTCATTTGCCTGCCGCCTTCTTCATGGCGCGAAGTTCGGGCGTCGTCACGATGTGTCCATCAGCATTGCGGGGCTGCGCATCGCGGAAGTTGTAGTAATCAACCTCGGCTTGGCTGCGGCAGGCGATGCCGTTTGCGGCCACAAGTCCAGCTTCGGTGCGGCGGGCCTTGGCGGCGGCGATCAGGTCAAGTGCGTTCATGGTCATGTCTCCCGTTTCCATAAGACAAACCTAGTCGTCTTACTTGTAATAGTCAACCCCTATCAGCAAGAAAAACCCCCAGCCCGAAGGCCGGGGGAGTTGGCCGCGCCGGGAGAGGACGAGCGCGGCATGGCAGACGGGCACGGATGCGCGGGGGTCATGGCTTGGCCTCGGCGGCGGGCTTGCCATTCAGCCA